TCTTTCTCCTTATCTGGAATGGAACAAACCGAATCAGTTCGATGTCCTGCGTCTTCGGAATTGGTTCTCGGGGTTGGGGTTGTTTCGCCACGGCTCGAGTCGGTACATAACGGCAGTGGCTCTTATGGGGATGCGGTTGCAGCTTGGACGGAAAGAGTGTTGGGTCGGACTTTGTTTGAGTGGCAGCGGATAGCACTGACTGGTCAGTTGACTCATGATGAGAATGGGGACTTTGTGTTTCGCGAGGCGATGCAAAGTTGTGGCAGGCAAAATGGAAAAAGTATTGCTTTGACCTCGTTGTGTGGGTGGACTTTGACTGACTGGTCTGCGATGCGTGGAAAGCCAATGCACGTTCTTTCGGTTGCCAACAAACTTGATCGCGCGGTTGCAATCTTCAATGAACTTGCTCCGGTACTTGAGGCACAATTTGAAGCAAAGGTCACTTGGTCGTATGGGCGCAACAAGGTTGAGATGCCTAACGGGTCGACTTGGGAAGTACGAGCTGCAACCCCAAACCTTCACGGCGGAACCTACGATCTAATCGTTGTTGACGAAATCTGGAATGTTTCGGAGGAGGTCTATTTTGATGCGTTGCGTCCTTCGCAGATTGCGGTCAAGTCTCCGCTCCTCTCGTCCTGGTCTACTGCTGGCGACGAATCTTCTAAAACAATGCAGCGTCTTAGGGAATCTGCTATTGGGGCAATTGACCAGGAAAAACAGACACGGCTCTACTTTGCGGAATGGAGCCTCCCGCCTGGGGCAAACCCATCCGACGAAATAAATTGGGGCTACGCCAACCCCGCCCTCGGTCAGACCATCACTCTCGAGGCGCTTCAAGCAGCTGCGGAAACTCCAGATCGTGCTGCCTTTCTTAGAGCCCATATGAATCTTTTCGTGTCATCGGCGGATGCGTGGATTCAGCCTGGCGTCTGGGACAAACTCTTCACCGAATTTGAATGTCCACAGGGCGGAGTGTTGGCGGTGGATAGTTCTGTGGACAGTTCCAAATATGTCGGCGTCAGATGCGGACTAACCGATGAGGGCAACATCATTGCCACAATTCAATTCTCGACAGAATCCCTAAAAGAAATGTGGGTTCATGTCAATAAGGCAATGGACGACGACCCCAAGTTGCGCCTAGCAATTTCACCGGCACTTGATCTGCACACCCCCGAAAAACTTGAACGCCGACGCCAGGTCTTCGGCTACGCCGAGGTACTAAAGTTCACGGGTCTTACGCGATCACTAATTCTTGAGAAACGAATCTTTCACCGAGGCGAAGAACTTCTCTCGAGCCATGTCAACCGCGCCGTCCTCGCCAGGGCAAACGGTCAAGTAGTGATCTCATCGCAACGAAGCCCCGGACCGATTGAGGCAGCACGACTTCTTGTCGTCGCAGCAGCTCTTGTTTCCCGCCCGTCAAACACGGGACGCGCAGCAATCGCATTCGGAAGATAGTTGCATTTGCAACAAGTTTATGAGAGACTCCGTGTGTGGCGTTCTTCTCACGAAAAATAAATACCGCTGAATTTGCATCTTCGCCAATCAAAGCCGCTGCCGGAGTAGGCAGTCTTGGCGTCCCACCGATGTATGCATGGACGAGCGGTGCATTTGAGCAGGTCGCCCTCAGTCTTCCGACAGTGTCGCGGGCGAGAGACCTTCTCGCCTCGACCATCTCAGGTCTTGAGTTCCGTCAGTATGTCAAGCAGTGGAACGGCACCGAGTACGAAGAGATCTACATCCCAAACGAAACGTGGATGGAAAACCCTGATCCAAAAGTTCCGCGTCAGTTCATCCTTGCCAATACCGTGACGGATCTGTGGATGACCGGTCGCGCATTCTGGGCGGTCACCTCGAGGAACGCAACCGACGGACGCCCAATGTCTTTCGAATGGTTACCTTCCGCCAACATCCAGACGCCAAATCAACAAGGTCCACAGTTCTTCGGAATGCCCGACGAAATTGAGTTCAACGGTATTCAACTTGACCCAAACGAAATCATCACCTTCCTTGCGCCGACAACTGGTCTCATGTATTCAGGTCGACGCGCCGTCAGCATCGCAACACACCTCGATCAGTACGCAGACCGCGCAGCAACAATCGAAACCGTCCCTGGCTATCTTCAGCAAACCGCAGCTGGAGAAACAATGTCCGGCGAAGAACTCGGAGACCTCGCTGCACAATGGGCACAGGCTCGACGCGAGGGAAACGTCATCGGCGCACTCAACAATTTCGTAAATTTTGTGGAGTACGACCAGAGTCCGTTGGAAACCAACGCAGCGCAACGCGAATATCAAGCACTCGACCTCAGCAGAATTTGCTCCGTCCCCGCCTACCTCGTTTCAGCACCGACACCTGGCGCATCCATGACCTATCAAAATGCGTCTCAAGCTCGCCAGGATCTATGGCTCTTCGGGGCACAAATGCTGGCTACCGCACTCGTTTCACGCCTCAGTATGAACGACGTTCTTGGTCGTGGACGCTTCGTCAAATTTGACACCGATGAACTTCTAGCAATTGGCGAAATGCACGACGCCCTAGTTGAACCACAAGTTCCCGACCTCGAGGAGATTCCTTCATGATCAAGTTCACCGCAGTCCCCGTCACTCTTGACGCAGCAGCTGGAGAAGATGCACCGCGCACAATCACCGGCATCGCAGTCCCCTGGGACACCGTCGCAACCGTCTCAGGCGGAGAGAAAGTTATGTTCAAGCGCGGAGCCTTTGACTTGAATGCCAAGCCCGCGCGACTTCTTGAAAACCACGACGGACGCCCAATTGGCATCGTCACCGAACTCATCGACCTTGACAACGGTCTCGGATTCAGCGCAACTTTTTCACGCAGTAAGGCTGCGGATGATGTGGTTGAGTTGATTCAGATGACCGCTTATGATTCCGTAAGTGTCGGTGCAGTCCCGCAAAAATTCAAGTACGACAAAAACGGCGTCATGATTGTCTCGTCCGCTTTGCTCCAAGAATTATCGGTCGTTAGCGTTCCGGCATTTGCCGACGCAATCATCGAACAAATCGCAGCCTCAGAACACGACCCAGAAGAGGTCGAAGAAGAGGCAAACGAACCCCAACCCGACACAAGTCTCCAGGAGGAAACAATGTCACAAGAAACCCAAGTCGAAGCCTCCGCGCCCGACGCCATCCCAACATCCCCAATCTTCGCATCAGCAAAGAAAGACTTCAAACTTCCTTCAGCCGGTGAATGGATATCAGCACAGATGCAAGGTGGCGCAATCGCTGCCGAGTTCAACGCTCGCATTCGCGCAGCTGCTCCAGATGTGACCACCGCCGATCTTGATGGCATCATGCCACAGCCAATTTTGGCTCCTATCTATTCTGGGATTCAGGGTTTGCGCCCTGTCGTAGATGCAATCGGCGCTCGCCAGATGCCTCAATCAGGCAAGGTATTCATCGTTCCAAAAATCACGACCCACACTTCAATCGGTGGACCGCAGACACAGAACACAACTATCACTGCTGGTCAGTTCATTGTTGATGACATTCAAATCACAAAGGACATCTACGGCGGATATGTCGAAGTCTCCGAGGCTTCAATTGACTGGAGTTCGCCAGAAGTTCTCAACGGTCTCCTTGAGGACATGGGCAAAAAATACGCTCTAGCAACCGACAATGCAGCAGCCGACGCGCTTCTTGCAGGTACTTCACAGACAACAGGAAACGTCGCAACGACCGACCCAACTGACTGGATTGCAAAAGTTTATGCTTGCGCAAATACCATCCTTGCAAACGGCAACTACCTCCCAGACCATCTCTTCGTGTCCGGCGACGTATTCGCGCAGCTTGGTCAATTGAGCGGCACAGATGATCGTCCGTTGTTTCCTCAGGTCGGACCAATGAACGCATTCGGCACAATGAACCCAGGTTCACGCGAAGCATTTGTATTCGGACTGCGTCTTGTAGTTGACACAAACTTTGCAGCAAAGACAACCATTGTCGGCGCAGCTGCGACCGGTGCTTTCCGTTGCTACGAGCAGCAGAAAGGCGCAATCAGCCTGGACAATCCTTCAACATTGTCTCGCACAATTGCCTTCCGCGGATACTTCGCACCGAAGATGATTGACGCAGACCAATTCATGAAGATCCCTCAGGCTTAGTCCTGAGACACGACAGGGACTGAACGATGGCTACTTACGATCTCGCGTTTCACACGCGCCTCGATGGGTACGCCGTTTTTCAGACCTTCGTTGAAACCGGTATTCAGGTCGGGGATTCCGTTGTTGTTGCAGGCGCATCACATGGATTCTCTGGAACGCATACCGTCGTTTCAACACAAGACTTCGAGTTCATCGGAGTATCTGAAGAGGGCGACCTTGAATTTGACTCCGATGTAATTCGTCTCTACCAGTTTCTCTATGTCAACGCTGGCGACGACTTCACTCGTTCAACGGCTACAGGCACAGTCACTTTTACGCCTAGTATTAGTTGGATCACTAATGCAATGGTTCTTGAATTCTTAGGAATTGACGTCGCAACCGCCAACGACACCGCCTTCATCACTACTTGCGTAGCAGCTGCAAACTCCTACATCTATCGCAAGCGTCGCGAAGCGGGTTACACAGATTCTCAAAGCGTTGTTCCAGATGCTGCCGTGAAATTGGGCGGGATTCTTTATGCCTCAACCCTGTATCGCGAGCGCGGATCAGCAGACTCCTTCGCATCCTTTGACTCAATGTCCTCAATCCCCATCCCGTCAACTATGGGACGCATCATGGCGCTCATCGGTTGCGGAAGACCACAGGTCGCGTAATGGCTGCAACAGGAATCCTCGTCGACGCCGTCAACGCAATCGCAACCCAACTCACAGCTCTTGGTCTCAAACCCGTCACAGATCCCCGAAATGCGCGCCCAATGTCAGTCATGATTGAACTTCCCGTCATGACATCCTTCACTTACAATGTCGGCGACTTTCGGATACCCGTCAGAGTCTTGGCTGCTCCTCCAGGCAATCAGGACTCCGGCGATTATCTCATGTCAACCGTTGACACAATAATGAACTCGCCCATCGCAGTAACCGACGCCCGTCCAGGCAACGCGGTCTACGGCGGGCAAGACATACCAACATACGATCTCACGGTGGCTATCGCCGTGCGTAGAAACTAAGGAGCCACAATGGCAACATCAACATTCCTCGCAGGTGCTACTTGCAATATCACTCCAACAGGCGGATCAGCAATTGACGTCAGCGATCAACTTTCCAAGTGTGAAGTCATGGTCGGCTACTCAATCCTTGACAGCACATCGCTAGCTGATCTTGGGACACGCGGAACCCCTGGTCTTCAAAGCATTGCGGTCAACCTCGACCTGTTTCTTTCCTACGGCGTCGGCGAAGTTGAAACACTTCTTGCAGCAATTGTCGCTGCTGGCGGTTGCTCAATGGTCGTCTCCCCATCAGGAACCACAGAAGGTCCATCGAATCCGGAATATACACTGACCAATCTCACACTCGATGCAGCTCCTGTAATCATGTCAACTGTGGGCACCCTCGCCGTAGCCTCAGTGAGTTTCACTAACGGCACCTGGGCACGAGACATCGTCTAAGAAAAACAACTAAGGGAAACAATGAAAATCCAACTGATAGTCCATCCAGTAGAAGGCGACCCGTATGAAGTCACAACGAATCTCTTCGTCGTGGTCGCATGGGAACGCAAATTCAAAAAGCAAGCCTCAAGCCTTGCCAACGGAATCGGCGCAGAAGACCTCGCCTTCTTTGCTTTCGAATCGTCACGAGCTGCGGGAATCACAACACCGCTCGCCTTTGATGACTTCATCAAGAAGACTCGAGAAATTGAAGTGGTCGGGACGGAAAACCCAAACCCTACCGAACCGGCAGTTTCCGTCGGTCAATAGCAGAAGTGCTTGTCGCGACCGGATACTGGAACGCAGACATCCCGTTCGACACAGACGATCTCTTCACAGTGGTCGAAGTGTTGAACGAACAACAGAAAGAGTCACGGCGTAGACGATGACAACGAACACATCTATTCAAGTCGTCGGCGTTAGGGATGCTATTCGTTCTCTCAACAAGGTTGAGCCTGGTCTGCGGAAACAGTTCGTCCAGGATGCAAACCTCATTGCGCAACCCGCCATTCAAGAAGTGCAGCGCGGATACACAAAAGTTCCGCTATCGGGCATGGCTCGCAAATGGGAACAAGACAACAGAAAGATATTCCCGTTCTCGGTTGCTCGAGCAAGTTCTGGAGTCAAATTGAAAGTCGACGCAAGCCGTGAAGCGACGTCACTGATCTACATCACTCAGACCAATGTTGCAGCTGCGGTATTTGAAGCAGCGGGACGAGCCAATCCCAACAGTCTTGGCGATTCACTTGGTCAATTGAAGCCTGGTCACACTCG